CTCAAAAATCTCTCAGATGACCTGAACCAGCCTGAACTGGCGGTAACTGGCCGTGACCAGCCGAGATTGGAAACGACGATCGGCGACGCGGCCGGGTCGTTCGGGTCTGAGGTGGGGGGCTGGGCTTTGCAGCATCTTGGCTTGACTCTTATGCCGTGGCAGCGTCGCGTGCTTGACGGCCAGTTGGCCTACGACGCCGACGGCGATCTGTTGCATCGTGTGTCGCTTGTGTCGACGGCTAGGCAGAACGGCAAGACGGTCGCGTTGACTGCGCTTGTTGGCTGGTGGCTGACCGAAATGCCGAAACTGCGGGGCGAACCGCAGGTCGTGTTAACTACGGCGCACCGGCTTGACCTTGCGGTCATGCTGTACGACAAGTTGGCCGACATTTTAGAACTGCGGTTTGGCGCGCGGCTGATGCGATCATACGGCCGCAATCAAGTGACAATGCCTGACGGGTCTAAGTGGTACATACGCGCGGCGAACCAGTCGGTAGGTCACGGCATGTCGTGCGACCTGATTGTGGCTGACGAGATTTGGGATATTGGCGCACAGGTGATTGACGGCGGTCTGTTGCCGGCGCAGCGCGCCCGCCGGTCGCCGTTGCTGTCGGCGTGGTCGACGGCTGGCACGGAGGCGTCGACGGGTATGCAACGCTGGCGTGAGCAAGGGCTTAGGGCGATTGACCGGGGCGAACCGTCGAGCCTGTATTTTGCCGAGTGGTCGCCGCCGCCGGACATGTCGCCTATGGACTGCCAGTCGTGGGGTTGGGCGAACCCGGCGCTGGGCACGACCCTGACGCTAAAGACGATTGAGGCCGAGGCCGAGAACCCCGACCGCGCGTCGTTTCTGCGGGCGTCATGCAACCTGTGGGTCGCCAGCGACAAGTCATGGGTCGCGCCCGGGCTGTGGCCCGAACTCGAGTACGACGGCGACGTGCCGACAGGCGGCGTCGTCGCCATAGAAACATCCTTTGCCGACGACCGCTATTTCGGCGTGCGCGCCGTGCTGCTGCCCGACCGTCGCACGCTCGTCACCGTCGAGTTTGTATGCGACACATACGACGAAATGTTGCAACACGTCGACCGGCTCGCAAAAAACGCGACAATCAAATTTGCGGTCAGCCCGTCGATCGACATACATTGGCCGGTCGCGCTCGAGCGTCGCCGCGTCGTCGTCGGCTACGGCGAGATACTTAAATTCACGCCGCGCATCAAGGCGATGTTGCACGAAAAAATGTTGGCTCACACGGGCGAACAAATGCTTGCCGAACACGTACAGCGGGCGGTAGCGGTCAGGTCGCAAAACAGCATTGCGTTGTCGTCGCAACGATCGCCCGGGCCGATCGAGTTGGCGCGCTGCCTAGTGTGGGCGACCGCGCTCGCGTCGAGACCGACCGCAACAGGCAAACCGATGATCGTCGTGGCGGGCAACTAGCATCGTTGCGGGTGGCCGCCGCTTGATCTACTTTCCCGATTTCGGGGCGGCCACCTATGCACACGCCGCGCACAGATCGGTGGCATACTTGGCGCATGGCATTATTCGGGCGCACACGCAAAGCCGCGATCAGCCCGCAACCCGTCACCAGCGCCGCGGTCGGCGGCTACGCGAATGGCGCGGTCGGCGCAAGCATGATCGGCCAGTATTACTCGTACATCGAGGGCAACGCCCGCAATACGGCGATGAGCGTGCCGACCATCAGCCGGGCGCGCGACCTTATGGCAAGCGTCATCGGCTGCATGAACCTGAAAATGTACAACGAGATTTGGAATGGGCAGACTATGGAAAAGTTGCCGCTTGCGCCGCGCACATGGCTGCGACGCATAGACCCAATGACGCCAAACAATTTTATTATGTCGTGGACGTTCGACGACTTGTTCTTTTTTGGTCGCGCGTTCTGGTACATTACGAGCCGCACCGCCGACGGCTACCCGGCGTCGTTCACGCGCCTGCCCGCGGCGATGATACAGACGCTTGATCAGGCTGGCCCGGTGTGGTTTGCGCCGTCAAAACAAATTGTGTTTAATGGCGGCGAACTTGATTCGGCGAACGTCGTGCAATACCTGTCGCCAATACAAGGCATTATTTACATGTCGCAACAGTCGATTGCGACCGCGATAAAACTTGAGGCGGCGCGCTACCGCAACTCGTCAAGCGCGATACCTGCCGGCATACTGCGACAGACTGGCGGCGAACCGTTGAGCGCGCAAGAGTTGGCCGATCTTGCGGCGGCGTTCAACGCCGCGCGCGAAACAAACCAAACCGCCGCGCTAAACGAATTTGTGACCTACACGGAAACGATGACCAGCCCCGACAAAATGCTTTTGATTGAGTCGGCAGAGTTTCAGGCTATGGAAATGGCTCGGTTGTGCAACATACCGCCGTACCTTGCGGGCATTAGCGTCGGCTCGTACTCGTACCAGTCGAGCGCCGAATCAAGAATGGATTTGTGGACATTTGGCGTAAAGGCTTACGCGGATTGCATTGCTGGCACGCTCAGCCAAAACAACGTGCTGCCTAACGGCACATACGTCGAGTTTGACGTCGAGGGCTACCTGACCGGCGAATACGCAATGGCCGATTACAGGCGCGACGCCGACGACGGTGCGCGAAACGAAACAAACGAAAGAGTAGTATCAGCAACATGATCCGACTAACCCCCACACAGATCACGGTCGACGCGGCGGCGGCAGACGGTTTGCCGTCGCGCTCGATCACCGGCATCGCCGTCACATACGACACCGTGGCCACCGTGCTAGACGGCACGAAAGTAAAGTTTTTGCAAGGGTCGCTGCCGGTCACGGGCCGCGACCCGAAACTCTATATGCAGCACGACGCAGCCCAGATCGTCGGCAAGGTAGTCGAACGCGAAGAAACGCCCGACGGCATGATGTTTACGGCCCGCATAAGCAAGACGCGCGCGGGCGACGAGGCGTTAACGCTCGCCCTAGACGGCGTGATCAGCGAGGTCAGCGTCGGCGTCACCCCGACAAAATTCAAGTACGACGACGACAACGTAATGGTGATCGAGTCGGCCAACTGGTCTGAATTGTCGCTGGTCAGCGAGGGCGCGTTCAGCGGAGCCGTGATCACCGACGTCGCCGCCAGCAAGCCCGACGAGCCGGCAGAGGGTATCCCACAAACCGACGCACAGGCCGATATACAATCAGAGCAAGCAACAGACAAGGACAAGACCATGAGCGAGACACAAGAAACCCCGGTCGCAGAGGCCGCAACATCGACAGTCGACAAACTTTGGGCGACCGCGAAAGTCGAACGCCAATTTGCGATGCCGACACCCGGCGAATACATGGCCGCGATGCACATCGGCGGCGAGGCGTGGCGACAAGTAAACGCCGCGTACAAACAAAACATCGCAAAACAGCAAACGGCAATTCAAGCCGCGCTCGCGCAAGACTTGACCACAGACACCCCCGGCCTTTTGCCGACACCGGTGCTTGGCCCCGTGTTCGAGGACTTAAACTTTGTTCGCCCGGTCGTCAGCGCGATCGGCGTGCGCGCGATGCCGAACGGCAACGGCAAAGCGTTCATTAGGCCGACGATCACGCAGCACACGACCGCCGCAACACAGACAGAAGGCGCGGCCGTGTCATCGACAAAAATGACGATCGCGAGCAACAGCGTCACCCGCACGACAGTCGCAGGCGGCGTGTTCATTTCGCAACAGGACATCGACTTTAGCGACCCGTCGGCGCAGGAAAGCATTTTGCGCGATTTGACTGGCGAATACCTGATTGCGACCGACAACATCGCGGCTGACGCGCTTGTTGCCGGGGCGACCGCTTCAGGTTCGACGTGGACGGTCAACCAAACAAACCCGGCATCGTTGATTACGGGCTTGTATGACGCGGCACGCGAAATTCAAGAGGACACGAACTTCACGCCGACGCACATTTTTGCGTCGCCTGATGTTTGGGAAAAGATCGGCCGCCAGTTGGATGCCGACAGCCGACCCGTGTTCGGTTACGCAAACAGCCCGAGTCTGCTCGGCGTAAACGTGCTAGGCGCACAAAACGAATTGTCGTACCTCGGCACAAACGTTATGGGTTTGCAACTGATCGTCGACAACAACTTTGCGGCAAACACGCTGCTAGTCGTTAGGGCGACCGGGTTCGAGTGCTACGAGAACGTGCGCGGCATTATGACAAAAGAAGACCCCGAATTGTTGGGCCGCAACTTCACCTACTACGGGTACTTCGCAACATTCGTCGCCGACGCAACGATGATTCAGTCGATCGCTATCGGTTAACGATCGGCGGTTTGACCGCTCATGGCAACATACCTGACAGCCAGCAAACAACTGCTGGACAATTACGCCTGTCTATCGACGCTCGAGGCGACGCAAATAACGATCGGCGACAGCGTGACCGTCGGCAGTCTCGGCGCGCCGTTCAACGGCACGTTCACCGTGCTGGCCTGCCCGCAATACCTGTACACGGGCGTCAACAGCACCACAGGCGAGTTCGAATACAACTACAACGTGCTAGTGCCGAACCAGTTGCTGTACGCATGCACCGGCGCCGACGTCGACTATGTGGCGATCTACACCGGCACGATCGCGTTTACGCCGACCTGCACATGGGTCACCGCCGCGCAACTGATTACATATTTGGGCGTGTCAATCACCGACCCGTCGGACGACTACACGCTGGTCACGCAGTCGGTCAGCGCGGGCAACCAGTTTTGCAGTCGTCGACGCGCGGAGGCGGGCTACGACGACGACCTGTCGACCAGCCCTAGCGGTGACGTCACGCTGGGTACGCTCATGTATTGCGCGGCGTTGTGGCGGTCGCGCGGGTCGCTAGAAAACGTGTTTGCGTCGTTTGACGGCATGGGTCAAGCGCCGCAACAATCATTAACACCGATCGTCAAACAACTGTTGGGGATTGACCGACCCGCGGTGGCGTAATGCCAGCACCATACACAGACCTGTTAAACGAGGCGCTAGAAGATTTGGCGACCACGCTAAGCGCCGTCAGCGGGCTGCGCTGCATCTCAGACCCGACAAAAATCGTGCCGAACTGCGTGTTCATACAAGCGCCGTCGTTCACGACGACGTTTGGCAACGGCAACATAGTACGCATGGACTTTCCAATAAAGATCGTAGGGTCGGGGCCGGCTGGCCTGCCCGTGTTGCGCGAGATTTTGCAGATCGCGTCGAGCGTGCTGGGGTCGTCGGTCGTGGCCATGTCCGGTCGCCCCGGGTCGCTAGAGATCGGCGGGCAGGAGTTCCCGTCTTACGACATGACCGTAGGCATGCAGGCGCAGACGGCATGATATCCACACGCCATGCACAGGTTCGTGGTAGAACTATTGCAGGCAACTAGAGAGGTCAAACATGGCAACCAGCACATTTCTAAGCAACGCAAAGGTACTCATCGGCACGTCATCGGCGGCAACCACAGACATAACCGATCAAGTGTCATCAGTCGTTTTGACGCAGAGCGTCGACGCGCTAGAGAAAACTGCAATGGGCGACACGGCCCGAAAATTTACCGCTGGGTTAGGCACGTCGAGTTGCACGATTACCGTGTACGCGTCGTATGCCGCGTCGGAAAGTTACGCCGTGTTGCAACCGCTGGTCGGCGCAGCGGCCGTCTACGTCAAGGTCAACCCGACGTCGGCTGTTGACAGCGCCACAAACCCGGGCTTTGAGTTGACGTCATCGTTCTTGGCCCAGTTACCTGTAATTAACAGCAACATAGGCGAGTTGGCCACGTTCGATATAGAACTGCAGGGCGGCGATTTTACGATTGACACGTCGTCATAACAAACACGACAAAGGGAAAGGCAAAACATGCGGTTAAAACTTAAGATCGATTTGCAAGACGGCGCGCCCGTACACGAGGTCACGACAAACATGGCGTGCATCTGCGAATGGGAGCGCACAGAAAACCGCAAAATCAGCGACGGCAAAGGCATCGGCTACAGCGACCTAGTTTGCTGGGCGCACTACCTGCTGCGGCTCGCAGGCGAAAAACTGCCGGCAACCTACCGCGAGTGGGTCAAGGCAAACCCCAACATGACGATTGAGGCGGTCGACGAAACAGACCCAAACCGTACGGCGTAGGCAGTTACCGACGGCAACTGGCAGAACTGCTGGTCGCAACAGGGTACTGGCCTACGGCAATCGAGTTTGACACCCGCGATCTGGTCACGGTGATTACGCTGTTAAACAGACAGAAAAGGTGAACCATGTCGGCAACTACAACAATCGAGGTCGTCGGCTTAAAAGAAGCAATCAACGGGTTAAAAAAAATTGACCCGCAACTGCAAAAAGATTTTAAGGCACAAGCAGACCAAATCGCGCAACCCGCAATAAACGCAGGCAAAGCGGTCTACGTCAAAGTGCCGTTGTCGGGCATGTCGCGAAACTGGACACAACAAGGCCGATCAAGAA